TCACGGTTCAGTTGGAATACATAAGCATCCGACTTATAGTTGAGAGGATTGCTTTCGCCAGTGGCATCTGCTACGTTGTTGATAGCATTCATCCACTTTTCAAATGCACCTCTGATAGCAAAGTCGGTATCGTTGATGACGGTTACCGTCCAGGTATCGAAGGTTCTGTCTCCAGCGATCTTAAGGATTCTTCCTCTAAAAGGAACATCGATAGGAGCGACGTTGGAAGCAGGCAGCGCAGCTGCCTTTACCAAGAATCTTGCCTTATCAAGAACGTTGTTGTCTGCAGGGGCAATACCAGGAAACGCTAATGCTACTTCAAATAGATTAGGTCTGGCACCGCCACCAGTCAGCTTGCTCTTGAAATCACTGATCTTCCTTAAAGCCGGAGGGTTGAGTTGTTGTCTACTTGCCATTGTGGGACCTCTAGTCTTTTTTGATATTTAAGGAATTAAACGTTTCCGATGACTTCTTCAAAGTCAACTCCGCTGCGAGTAGCAACGAATGTCAGACCGATGAAGTTGATCGAGCGAGCGGGTTTGATGTAGATATCAGCCACAAACTCGTTATTATCAATTACAGCAGCGGTGTTATTTGTCTCGTCGCAGATGACGACGAAATCTGTGATACCACGCTTGGATTGAACATCTCTCAGGAAAGGTTCAACCGTGTTGACAAAGTTGCTTCTTGTGATCTCATCGTTGAACTCAAAGAGTTGATCCTTGGCCGCAGCAGAGATTGCCTTCTCAAGGAACAAGAACAAACGACGAACGTTAATTCTGTCAAAGGCGGAAGATTTAGCAAGAGCAGTCTTGTCTCCGAAGAGGACAATACCAGATCCAGACTGGAAGATTACAGGGTTGACTCTGTTGCTGTAAAGAACATCTCTTTGTTGCTGGTTGGGGTTATAAGGAACCTTGACAGCATTCAGAATTGTTCCTCTCAGAGTTCCAGCGGGAGAGAACCAGGGGAAGTTGTTGATATCGTTTCTAGCGCAGATGCCAGCAATGTCTCCGTTCAGAGGTACATATCTAAAGGTAGCATTGAAGCGATCATACATGTACTTATAACCGCTGTCGAATACAGCATACGAAGAAGATGTCAGAGGACCGAAGAATCCAACAACATTGTTCGTGATGTCAGTATCAGAGTTTACGGTTACAGAACCAGCAGCTGCATCGCTGATGATTGCTTGTCTGTAGGGCGAGATGAATGCCAGAGCATCCTTTCTTCTTTCAGCAACGTCGATTGCTTTCAGAGCAACTGCTTGTGCTTCGGCAAGACCGTAGTTTGCAGATCCCATCAGAACAAAGTCAACGGGATAGTTATCTGCGTTAGCGAATAACTCAAATCCTGCTCTGATGTTAGCGGCAGAAGCAGTCAAAGCACCAGCGTTAGCAGCAGTGTTTGTTACTCCAGTTTTTGCTCCGTAGTTGATACCACCAGCAAGTTGCATGTTGGTATTACCGATACCAGCGAAGATAATGCCTTGAGCATTTTGATCCCAAGCAGTATCTGTGGCAGCGGTCCATGCGGTGTAGGTGCTAAATCCAGTTGCTCTGGTTCCAGCAGGTTCACCGCCAAGGTAGATGTACTCCGATTGAGCCTTGACATACTTTCTGTAGTAGGAAGCGTCCCCGACAGAGAATTCAGCGTCAGTGGCCTTGGAGAGTGCGAGATGCTTCTCAAGGATTGTTCCGACGTTACCAGAGATTTCTCCCTTATCGTCGATAACAACAACGTGAACTTCGTCATTCAGAGCGGCTCTTACTTCGCCATATCCAGAAGTTCCAGGACGCTCAGCAACTTGGTTCCAAGCAATTACGTTTCCGTTGGAAAGTGTGATTCCTTGATCGTCGAACCAGTCTCTAGGAGTTCCGTTTCTGAGTTCTCCTGCAAATGTGACAGCAGTTCCAGCAGCGATTGTTTCTGCGGTTGTAGATCCAGCGCCGATTGTGAAAGATGTAACTCCACCACTGTAAGATACAGATCCAACAGAAACTGCTGTCAGAGCACTACCAACAGAAACAGAAGAACCAGCAGCAACTACTGCAGAGAGGTCTCCAGTCAAGGTGAAGGAAGTGTCACCAGGGCTTGCTTCTGCGGAGAGAGCAGAGGTTCCGTTTGTGATGAAATCTGTGGGAAGACCATTGCTCTTAATGATCTTGATACCTTCTACACCACTGCCACCAGCACGGAATCTGTAAACTCCATTGGGTGTATAAGTCTTGTTAGTTACAACTCCAGCAGCAGAAACATGTTGGGTTAACTTAACCTCAACAACATTTCCTTCGCGGACTTCAGTAACAATACCCTTCAGGTGACCGTCGAGGAGAGCGGTTCCTCCGATTCCAGGAATAACCGTTCCAGAAGGAATTGCCTGGGAAACACCCATACCAACGCTGATCAGCGAAGTGGATACTCCAGAGAGGGCAATAATTTGATCGCTCTTACCGTCGATTAATGCAACTCTCAAGCTGTTACCCCAAGAACCAGGGTCGCGGCTTATAGCGTCATAATTGGGAATGGTGTTGTCGTCATAACCAAGATCGCTATAATGTTCTGCGCTCTTGATCTTAGGACCAGTTCCCCAACCTACCGAACTGTAAAATGCGTTCTTAAGTTCGTCATCATCTGCTCTAACGACTCTAAGAGCACCGCCATAAGCGAGGTAAGAAGAACCTACGAGCCAAGTCTCATACTGTTTGTCGAGGTCATAGGATTGACCAAAGTTGTCAAGCAGTTCTGCTTCGTTGGCAACTAAGGTTGGAAGTTCTACAGGTCCTCTAGCAAAAGGACCGACTAAAGCGCCTGTCTTGTCGGATGTGGGATCGATTCTTCCTAGAGTAAGATCTACTTCTCTTACAACAAGGCCAGGAGATGCTAAGTTCAGTGGCATCTTAATACTCCTCTTTGGGGGTCCAGAATAAGTCTGTAAGTATTTAGAATTTTGATCGCTTCAAGTGGGGAAACGATACATGAGCAAGTTACCAGTCTGGATATTCGTACTCGTTTCTTTTCCTTCTCTTCTTTCTTGTTCTGGAGACCCTAAGAATGGTGCATTCTTTACACTCGTATGAATATGCTGATGAAAAAGTGGCTCTATTTTTTCTTGTGAGGTAAAAGTCATCCATTAGACTTTTTTTGATTCCACAAGATCTACAAGTTCTTTGTTGGAATAAAAGATGCTCTAAGCCAAACTCTTCATTGAGACTCATTTATACTCCCACATAAATGCACGATCACCATATTCATCCGTATACCATCTATCCCCATCAGAATCGACAAAACTATAATCGTCTAATCCATCGGCAACAAATCCAAATGGTGCCATGTCTTGTTCGATCTGATTCTTCTGCTCTTCGTAGATCTTCTTACGGACATCTTGATCCGTCATTTCCTTGAAGTAGTCTTGTGCAACTAACCAAGCAAAGATAACCAAACACATGGCAAGGTCATCATTACAACCTTCTTCTGCTTCAAATGATTGCTTTCTTTGGACAAATGTAGTAAGTTCTGATATAATGTCATAGTCTACAGTTAAGATCTTATGATCTTCAACTAGAGTCTTCAGGTTAGAGCAACCTAACTTCTTTACAGCAGAAGTCATTCTTACTCCCATCTGGGATTTCTTACCAGAGAATCCATGTCCTACTATTTGACCAGCACGACCCCGCATAGAAGCCATCAACATATTGTCGTACTCTAGGTCAAAGTGTAAGATATTGGCAACCTGTTCTCCAATATCATTTACTTCACACAATACCCAAGAATTATTATATTGAGAGGCTACTTCTTGAATGATGCTTGGAAATAGCATCGGTTTAATTTCATTGTTCCTATATTTTGCTACAACTTTATATGGAAACTCTGTGATATCAAATACTAAGAAAGCTGAATAGTCGTTACCAATACCTCTGGCAACGTCAACTGTCATCAAATAATTGTGTTCTTCTCTTGGTCGTTCAAAAATATCAAGACCAGCATTAGATTGAATGGCATCCTCATAGACCATTGACTTTAGAATTGCTGGAGCAATTAAAGTGTCAACAGATCCTAAGAACTCACACTCAAACTCAACACGGAACTGTGATTCTGAAGTGTTTCTGATTGTTTGTTCTTTCCAAGCCTCATCACGACCAGGAACTTCTGACCAGTGAACTTCTGTGGGAATATATTCGTTTCTCTTTCTCTCAGCGTCATGCCAGTAACGGTAGAAGTGATTCATACCGTGTGGCGTAGACACCATAATTACTTTGGTGTTTTGTCCAGACGAGATAGTAGGATAAACAGAGGCAAAGAATTGATCAGCAATGTGATTCGGGATGAACGCGAACTCGTCAAGAAAGATGATATTATAGGAGCCGCCACGGACAGCAGATGCAGACGTAGATGCGGCGAGTATTTTGCTGCCATTTTCAAGTTCTACACTACCTTTGTTCCATACGATGATACCCTGCTGCATCCACTTAGGCAAGTTCTCGTATGCAAGTTGTAATCTTCCCAGCAGATCTCTTGCAGTAGATGCTTTGTTAGCCAGGATAGCAACATTGACATTATCATTGAAAATAGCGTAATGGAGTAAGTAAGATACACAAGTTGTAGACTTACCAGTCTGACGAGGCATCTTACAGATATTAAATCTGTGATTGTGGAAGTTATTAATTAACTTCTCTTGAAAGTCATATGGTTTAAAGTTGACAAGACCTTCGTCCAGAGATACAATCTTGATATAATTTTTGGCAAAATAAACAGGATCCTGTTTGCACTTAATAAACTCCTCGATCTGATCGGGAGTAAATTCAATCTTTGTGTGGGCCTTCTTTAGATTCGGGTTCCCTAAGTAAATATCGTCCATTATTATATCTTGGATTGGTTTTTAATTCATTGTCTAGCATTATGCTAAAATCATCACAACACTTACACCACTTTTCCCTCATTCTTTTTGATCTTACATAATCTTTTAAACCATAATGGTAGTTATACCATTCTTTCCAAAGAGAAGCACATTTATCGCTTTTGCGTTGTAGGTGCGGCTCGTTGTACAATTGCATCACTCTACCAATGTTCCTAATCGACGACGAATCTCTCTCAGTTCCTCAAAGTCTTTCTTCTTAGTGCCACCGTCATACTCCCATGCATAACCTGCTGTAATCATTTGCTCGTTGAGAGAGATTGTTGCGTCCCCAATGTATAACCAACCGAGAAGGCGACCATACTTACCCACACCCCCAACAAG